TGGGGAACACGATGACCTAGTGGATAGCATGACTCAAGCCGTAATGAGATTTAGACAAGGTGGTTTCGTGGTGCATCCCGAAGATTACGAAGATGAGCCAGTATCCCATCAACAACAGAGGACGTATTATTAATGATCGAAAGATTTAAAAAATTCTTACAAAGTCTTTTTAAAGGTTCTGATACAGGTATCAAATCAACAACACAAGCACAAGAAAAATTAAAAGAGGCTGCAGAACAGTTTAAAAAAACTGATTTGAGCGAAGTGACAGGTGGGTTTGATGAGACAACAAAACCAATGGAGTTCAAAGAGGGTAAGCCCATTATAGGACCAGAGGGCGAAACACAAACCAGAGTTTTTAGTTACAGACCAGAGTCATTTACAGATACGCAAAGGCGAACGGGTGTAGGTAGCTTTTCAGATGAAGCACTAAGAGAAAGATATTTTGACGAAGGCTTTGATGATACGATGTCTCTTGAAGAATTTATTATTAGAGAAAGAGGCATTACACCAGAGGAAAGAGCAGCGGAACTAAGAGACAAAGGTAAAGTACAAAAGATAGAGCCAGAACCAAAGGGTGCAACATTTGAAGAAGCCGCTGATGAAATGGTGCTTACAAATCAGGGTAGAATGACTAAAGCAGAGTTTGAAACTTTGAAAGCTCAGGATGAAAATCCATTATTAGGTGGCATAACAGCAGGTAAAAAAGTTAAACTTATTGAAGAGGACTCAACGCCAAGATTAATGTCGGCTGCAGACGACGTTACAAAACTAAGTGAGGACAAAATTGAATTCATCACAAACATGGCAAAGACGACAGGCAGAGAACCAAAAGACATAAGACAGTTGATTGTTAATAAGATGAATGATGGTTATGAAATTGGTGATCCAAAACGAGTAACTATCAATGATGATGCTAAAATAGAAGCTTACATAGAAACACAACGTCAAATGGACGACATCGGCTTTTTGACAGAGATTATAGATGAGGCACAACAGTTACAGTTACCAAAAGGAAGCATAACAGGCAATCCTATTTTAGACAGACAATTAGCTAGTGAACAAAAACTAATGGACGACGCAGCCTTTTCAACACAAGCAAAAATAACTGCAACACAAAATAAAGCCATGGCAATTATGGAAATGCTTAAAGAACTTGGTATAAACACCGGCAGTATTAACGCTGAAATTTTTAAAATAAATATACCCAGCGGTTCTCCGGGTGTAAGAGCTTTGCAAAAAGAAATAAGAAAACTTGCGGGACTTTTTGAGAGAACTATACCTGCTGTAAAAAACACAGAACCAGAAAATTTTGTAAAAATTCTTGACTCTATAAATCAACAGGCATCAGCTGATCAAGCCATGGCAGAGCAACTAATGGAGGATATTGTAATGAGAGCTCAAGCGCGTCAAATAACTCGTGAAGAGGGAATGGCAGAGCTTAACAAGGTAAAAGAAAAATTTGATAAAATACCAGAGGCAAGAAAAGAGGCGCTAAAAACGGGAATTTACATTTCACCGTTTGGAACAGAGGGTAGAACTTTAAATGCAAAAGGTGGTCGCATTGGATTTAACGAAGGTGGTGGCCCAAAAACAACTAGACGTGGTTTCTTAGGACTTATGGGTGCAGGACTTGCGAGTTTGTTTATGCCTAGAGCAGGAAAAGAAATTGCAGAAGTTGTAGCAAAGGGCGCAGCCAAAACACCAATAACTGCAGAGGGCATGCCTATTTGGTTCCCGTCACTTGTGGATAAAATTAGAAAAGAAGGAAAACTAATACCAGCAGATTATAAAGCTGTTAAAGAAGGAGAGGGGTATGACTTTTATGAATTTAAACACCCTAGCCTACCAAACAAAAAAATATACATGACAGAATATAAAGCAGATGGGACAATAGAAATTTCTGGTAGAGGTGACGAGATGCAAATAGCTGAGTTGAGATTTATACCGGGACAAGAAAATATTCGGGTGGGTGAAGGTACAAGTAAAAGATCAAAAGATCCAAACATGTTTGAAGCAGATGAGTTTATGAAGGGGCCAGGAGAAGGTATTGGTGATTATGAAAACTTTGGTACATACGACGAGTTAAGATTTGGTGTAGATTCGTGGGCTAACCTTGTGAAATCACCAGAACAAAAATTAAAAGAAGCAGCGGATGAGTTTACAAAAAAACAAACAAACCCGAACCCAAACGTTTCAGGCAGAGACCCAGATACAGGTGAAGAATTTGCAACCGGTGGTAGAGTGGGATATAACATGGGTGGTGGAGTTGAAACATTATTTAGAAGGAGAGCTTCCTAATGGCTACAATAGATAAAGCGTTACCAAACGTAACTAGAACTAAAATAGAAATTCCTGGAAACAAAGGTCAAGAAATTCAATTACCTCAAGAACCACCAAAACAACCAATAGAGATGACACCAACAGAAGATGGTGGCATGGAGATAGATTTTGATCCTGCAGCCATGGCTATGTCAACAGGAGCAGCCACAGATCAAAATGCAAATCTAGCAGAGTTTTTAGAAGAAGATGTTTTAGATCCAATAGGTGCAGACTTGATGCAGTCTTTTGAAGACTACAAATCATCAAGAGATGATTGGGAACAGTCATACATCAAAGGACTAGATCTGCTTGGTTTTAAATACGAAGATAGAACGGAGCCTTTTCAGGGTGCATCAGGTGCAACACATCCAGTGCTTGCAGAAGCAGTCACACAGTTTCAATCACTAGCATACAAAGAATTATTACCAGCAGACGGTCCTGTTAGAACACGTGTTATGGGCAAACCAGACAAGGCAAAAAGTGATCAAGCAGAACGCGTGAGAGAGTTTATGAACTATCAGCTTATGTGTGAAATGCCAGAGTATGAACCTGAGTTTGATCAAATGTTATTTAATTTACCACTTGCAGGATCTGCATTTAAAAAAGTTTACTATGATGTGCCATTAGGTAGATGTGTGTCTAAGTTTGTGCCGGCTGAAGATTTAGTCGTGCCATACAGTGCAACATCATTAGATGATGCTGACACCATAATGCATGTAATTAAAATGCCTGCTAATGAAATGAGAAAACTTCAGGTTTCAGGATTCTATGCTGACGTAGAATTGGGCACTCCTTCTTTCTCTGAAGACGAGGTCAAAGAAGAACAAAGAGATTTAGAAGGCACATCTGGAACTAGCAAAGATGAAATATTTACACTTGTAGAGTGTCACACAGAGTTGGACTTAGATGGTTTTGAAGACATGGGACAAGATGGAGAACCGACAGGTATTAAACTTCCATACATTGTTACAGTAGAAGAAACCACAGGAAAAGTATTATCAATTAGAAGAAACTTCGATGCACAAGATCCAACAAGAAGAAGAAAAGATTACTTTGTTCACTTTAAGTTTTTACCAGGACTAGGCTTCTATGGATTCGGTTTAATTCATATGATCGGCGGATTGTCTCGAACTGCAACAGCAGCGTTGAGACAGCTTCTAGACGCCGGCACCTTGTCAAATTTACCAGCCGGATTCAAGATGCGAGGCATCAGAGTTCGTGACGAAGCACAACCGTTGCAGCCGGGCGAGTTTCGTGATGTTGATGCCCCTGGTGGAAGACTTGATGATGCATTTAAAATACTACCTTTCAAAGAACCATCACAGACTCTGTTGTCTTTGATGGGTGTGGTTGTACAAGCAGGACAAAGATTTGCATCAATCGCTGACATGCAGGTTGGCGATGGCAATCAAAGCGCTGCGGTAGGCACGACTGTTGCATTGTTGGAACGTGGCTCGCGGGTTATGTCTGCCATACACAAGCGTTTGTATGCATCTATGAAAAAAGAGTTTATGTTATTGTCAGATGTGTTTGCAATGTACTTGCCACCTGATTATCCATACGACGTAGTTGGTGGTCAGAGACAAGTTAAGGCTACAGATTTTGATGCAAGAATAGATATTATACCCGTTGCAGATCCAAATATCTTTTCACAGACGCAAAGAATACAACTTGCACAGACAGGATTACAAATGGCGATGTCAAATCCTGGAATGCACAACTTATACTCAGCTTACAAGTCTATGTATGAAGCTTTGGGTGTAAAAGATATAGATGCTTTGTTACCACCTGTGGCTCAACCAGCTCCTATGGACCCAAGTGTTGAACATATTAACGCTTTATCAGCAAAAAGTATTAAAGCTTTTCCTAATCAAGACCACACAGCTCATATGAAGGCTCATTTATCGTTTATGGGCACTCAAATTGTGCGTACAAACCCAAATATTTTGGCTGCAATCCAAAAAAACATACTAGAACACATAAGTTTGATGGCTCAAGAGCAAGTTCAACTAGAATTTAAGGAAGAAATAGCTCAAGTTCAGCAAATTACACAACAAATACAGCAAATGGGCACTCCAAGTCCTCAAGTAATGCAGCAAAACCCGCAAATGATGCAAATGCAGCAACAAATACAGAAAATTAACACCGAAATAGAGTCTAGAAAGGCTGTTTTAATCTCTGAAACCATGGCTGAGTACCTAGAAGAGGAGAAAAAGGTCTTAAATCAGATTGATAATGACCCGTTATTGCGTCTAAAAGCGGACGAAGTACAGCTCAGAGCGCAAGAAAATGAGCGTAAAAAGAAGGAAGATGAGGACCAATTAAACCTTGATAAGGCCCGATTATTACAAGCTAGAGAGCTTGCAGAGGACAAAATGGAGCTCAACGACAAGCATCAAAAACTTAGAGCTAGTGTCTCACTTGCAAAAGATGGCATAAAAGACATGACAGCTGTTGTTAAGGAGAAGGATTAATGCCAGGACATACAGATGCACACGGAGGACCGAATAGGCCAGGTTCAAGCGGTTTTGAAAGAGATCCAACCAGACCCAATAGACAGCCAGGATTGTTTGGAAGTCCAGGCGCTGCTGGTAGCGTTGGTTTTACTGGCACAACCGTTGGTGCTGGGCCTCAGTTTGGGGGTGGAGGAGGACAAGATCCCATACCGACAGTAACAGATCCAGTGATGTCTGAAGCACTAGCTGCTGCAGCTCCTGAAGTTGTAGAAGAAACTCCACAACGAACTACTAATAGTATTATAGAGGCTCTTTTTAATAGAAACTTAACGTTTCAATATGATCCAGTAGCAGACTATGTAAACAGAGTTTACGGTAATCTTAGACCTGATCAAAGAAAAAGATTACTTGCAAAAATAGGTTATGAGGGTGAGTTTGATGATTTTTTAGATGACTTTGGACAAGACATATACAATGCAAGTAATTTTCAATTTAGTGATTTAAGAAATCTTTTCACACCAAAACCAAAGGCACCACCTTTGACAGGACAAGAAATAGCAGGAAACGTCATAGGGGGTGCGGCAGAAGCGGCGCTTGCGGGATATACATTACCATATGTACGTCCTGAACTTGCAACTCTCACGCTTAACCCAATTGGTATGTATCTTGGTTTTACTCAACAAGAGGGACCTTATCAAATGGACGAGGACGGCAACATAATAGGAGATGTTGCCAATTTACAAAACGCACCATCAAATTATTTAAAAGCCGTTCAAGCGGCTAATGTATTAACACCAGAAAGTGCTTTTTATGAAACCGGAGTTAATTTTACTCCTGAACAAGTTGCTCAAATATCTATGGGGGAGCAACTAAGAGCAGAAGAACAAGCAGCAACCAGAGGACCGTCAGAAGTATACCAAACACCTTCTTTTCAAAAAGAAATACCAAAAACCATTAAACCACAACCAGCCGCAGAGGGTACAGATCTACAAGCCATTTATAATAACTTAAGTTCAGCTGAGCAAGACACGGTTGA